CTCAGCCGCTTTTGTAAAGCCACTGAGGTCAGCTTGCATTAATCTTGGGTCAACTTTTGTTCCTGCTTGAAATGCCATAGTCTATTTCTTTCTAATAACGATGTTCATTATACCACGTATTACCTTCTTGGCTAGTGGTTTATTACTTATAAATTTAGCAAAGCTCTTACCACGTTTTAGGTACAGCATTCTTAACCAACTTGGTGCTTTAAATATTAACCAGTTGCGGAACTGTAACCAACGTCCATCATGTTCTCCGTAGGCTTCACGAGCTACCCAACATAGACCAATCAATGCACCACCAATTGATCCAAGGGCACCCATACCTCCCGCACTACGTGCCGCATCAGCTTGTGCCTGAGCACCTAATAAACTAATATCTTGTGAACGTTGTTGCATAGCTAAGTTGATTCCTACGTTGGGATCAAATAACTGCGGTCCCATAGGACCTGCGGCAAGCTGTTGTGATTGACCAAGTACATTTTGACCTAGTGCTAAACCTTGTGACGGACGACCAAGGATAGCCGCACCTAAGTCTCCTGCAATAGCACGGGATTGACCGAATGCTCCTTGCCCTAGACCTGCCGCAAATTGCTCACGGCTTTGTTGGTATTGCTCACGTCCAAGGGCGGCTTCAAGAGCCGCACGTCCTGCTTGTGTTTGTGCTGATCCACCTAGTTGTCCTAATACTGATTGATCAACCTGACGTTGAGCCTCGAACCCCATTGGTCCCGAAGCTCTTTCAAATGCCGCTTCAGCTTGTTGAGCCGCTAAGTCAGCAAGTCTTGCTGATGCAGGGTCAGCCGCACGATAGGCTTCTACTACTTGTGGGGAAAGTTCTTGTAGTGCCGCTACATCTTCTTCACGTTGTGCCGACAAGGACTCACGTTGCAATTCTGCCGCACGTTTACCTGACTCTTCTAATATATCGAATAAACCTCTTTGACCTTTAATTGGAGCCAAATTAGAAAGTTTAGCTTTCTCTCCTTCTATTTCTTTTTGAAGTCTTTCATACTCAGGATTATCTCTAGAAACGGTTTTTGAACCCATTCCCCTAGCTCCACCCCTTACAGTTGTTGAAATAGTTTTATCCGTTGCTAATAATTGTTGCTCCAAATCAGAAACCCTTGCTTGTTGAGCTTCAAACTCTGGACCTGCTAATTTTTCATCAAGACCAAATGCAAATGTATTAATGTCGCCTAGCTCAAGTGCCGCATAACGAGGACGGAATTGTTCTTCCGCACCAATAATACGTTCTTGTAATACCGGATCAGTAATACCGCCATAGGACTGAAAGTCCTTGCCAAATAAAAATTCACCAGTTGCTTTACCGGGATCTATTGGATCCGGTTGATTGATTGTAGTTCCGCCTTTGCCTCCCATATTAGTCCTTTAATTTTAATAAACGTGATAAAAGTTTTTGGTTGTAATCAACTCGAGTGGACCAACCACCCTTTTCTCTTACACCAATTAGTTTCTTGTAAAGTACATCCGGCTCCTTGCTTATAAACATTAATACCATTTCTCTTAATGCTTCACTGCTACTTGAAAAAAGGAAAGCCATGAAGATTGAATCTCCATTCTCTGCATCCTCTTTCCATTCCTTAACAAAATCCCAACTGTAATCATTGTTGCAATTATACCACATGAATACACCTTGAATCTTCTTATCCTTATCAGCTAATACAATTAATGTATCCTTTAGTAAATGATAAGCAACTAGTTGCCTAATTGTTTCTTCGTTCCAGTCATCAAATACTTTTCCATTCTCATTATCAATGCAGTATTTAGTAACTTCATTTACGTATGAAGTAAACTCAGGTTTATCTTCTGAGTATAATAAAGCTACTGCTTTGGTAAGTAATGGGTTTTCTGATGACATAAAAAATAGTTTGTTAGTATCCAATCACCAACCAATGAACATTATTACTAATTGATGTATTAGCACTAGCTTGTTGAAGGTAAATCGTTATCTTATCGGTTTGAGATGTGTCTTTAATTTGATACCAAAAATCTCCATTTGCACTAGCATCACCACTTGTATTTGTAGCAGTAGTTTGAACATTAAGAATCTGATTTGGGAATTCATCTACAAATGTAATATCAAGAGAAGTTTGTGTCGTTACACCAGTTACAACCCCAAACTTCATAATCAATCCATTTGGTAAAGTTACTGACTCTCCTCCAGTATAGCTACTTGGAGCAAATCCATCTGTTGAAGAGTTATCTACATAAGCCTTTATGCTTCCGTCAGTTGCCAAAGATGCAGTACCCGCACTAGCCATTGCATCATCTGTATTGAGTGTTATTTGTTGTGCAACACCATTGCTTGCTGAAACTCTACCTATGACTTTATTTGTTTCAATATGTTGAATCTTAGCAAGAGTTACACCATCAGTATCATCTGTACTATCAGGTAGCTTGTTAGTGATAACAGAATTATTAGCTAAACTAGAAGACCCAATACTTCCAGTTCTTACCGCAAGTGTATTATTTTCATTAACAATAATTGTGGATCCATCAACACCAGTTGTGCTAATTGTTGAGTCACCAATTATTTGGTTTAATTTTGCGGCAGTTAACTGCTCACCATCTGTAAATATTTTTCCTGATTGTATTAAGCTCATATTATTAAATAGTTAAGAAATTCTTTTCCACATATATACTACGATGTAGGGTTGCAAATTGTTGTGAGCAGAATCAGAACCAACTTGAGATGTTCTGCCTACATTGCCAAATGTTAACGTAGTGGCGGGTCGCATTCTGTATGATTGATAAGTTGAACCACTTTGTGATGCAGTTTCTGATATAGCATTGGAACTAGTTACATTACCAGTTTCGGTAACAGTGCCATTTGCAACGGCTAGGTGATGGTGTTCTGGTAATTCAGCTTCCGATAAAGTAACCGTCTTCTCACCAGTGGTTCCATTTGTATTTGTTCCACTACCTACAATATCAAAGTCAGGATCCGTTGAATCTATACCAACGACAACTTGTCCTTCTCCGAATGGACTCCAAGTCCCGAATCCCAATAGGGTTCCGGGATTTGTATTGTCGTCAGCATTGGAATAAATAGATCCAATGGGATATATCTTATCCAAAACACTCTGTGCTATTTTATCAAAGGTAATTGCATCATCCTTGATTTGAGCAGTATCGATCTCTTTTACTTGTAGGAATCCCCCGACATTAACCTCTAGGGTTGTGTCATCAGTTGCACCACCGACACCGGCTACAAACGATGAACCACTAATAATATTATTTAAATTAGTATGAGTGACTACGTCAGCTCCAACGAATATTTGTGTTGTATTTAAAATGTTTGCCATTATATTGCTTCTCTTGTTGATCTAAATGCTTCAGCCGCCGCAACCTTTATACTACGAACTCGTGGTCTTCCAGTCGTGCGGTCAATTTTGAATTGAAATCCATAGGCTCGTTTGTTCCCGATCCGTCCCCGGATAGAAACATCTTCGTCTTCTGCAAGTAATTCATTATTAAGATAATCAGATAACTGCTTGAGGTCTATTGTACCATCTACATTTTCTGTAATACCAGTAATAAAGAAATTAGACTTTAAGTCAATGCTTGATTGCACGTGCATTTCAAAATTGTTCCATTTCTTTCTGTCAATTGTTTGATTAGTGAACATCCTAGTAGTCATGGAACCATCTGTATTAGGAGTAATAATTAACTCATCCGGATCCTGATCACCTGATGCTACACTTACAATAACTCTATCGTTGCCTTGATCCAGTTCATCTAGCTTATGGATACCCCCATTGGTGCTAATTGTATATACACCACGACTGGATCCATCACCTGCAACTATTAGTTTTTTAAATTCAAAATCATCGTTAGCTACATTATCAATTGATTCCCACTGTTTATTTAGGAAGTTATAAACAATTACACGATTGTTAAATCGAGCACGATTAAATGATGCTGATACATTACCTTCAGCATCCACACTTACAACCTCTTCATCAAGCGGTATAGCTAAGTAATATCTATTATCAAAATAAACACCTGAACTTTTGCTCCATAAATCCTTATTGATTAATTTTATTGTACTATTAATTGATTCACTAAGGGGTATCTCATTACCACGAAGGTTATATAAGTCTTGGAAGTTGGCACCATATACACCATTGTCAGATAAGAATAAAACATTGTTACCAACCTGAATGATACTATCACGTGCTACACAACCTACTTCATTTGTTAACAATTGAGTTTGAGCAGTTGCTAGACTACCACTACTGGCAACTAAATGAATACTATTACGATTGAATACTAGTAGCTTGTCATCTGAGAATGAATGTAATCCAACTGTGAAGTCAGCAGTACCTGCATTAAATCTGAAGGTAGCATACACACGATCGTAAGTATCAGAATCTAAAATATCACTTACAGCAATCTCATCTTTTAATCCTGTCCTGCTAATTAATATTGATTCATTTGGTAATCCGGGATTTATTGTTTCCTGATTATAACGAAAAGGAGTAATTAATCTACGTTGATGATATACACCAAACTCAGGCATAGGCATATGCATAAAGCCTAGACCAATTGATACCGGTCTTTCAAAGATCACATTAGGTGTATTTGATTCATCAGGATGAGGAACAAAAATTGTAAACGTTGTACTATCTACAACAGTAACAATGTACTCCTCACCATTAACTAGATTACTGTTGGCATCATCCTCTACTATAACTGTATTACCAGTTACTAGGTTATGATCGGATATGGATACACAAGTTGTTACACCATCCTCAGTTGTAATATTAGTAGATACTTGTGCAGGTTGAGTATAAGTTCCGTTGGCAACCAAGGTAAACGTAGGATATATTTTTGAATCAACTGAAGTTGTAAAATCCTCTGTTCCTGATGCACCTATGTTGTATGTAAATGTATTAGCCGTTACTGCTGTTATTTCAAATTGACCATTAGGATCATTGCCAGTAAATCCTACATCACGTATCTCAACAGTATCGTCTTCAGCAAAGCCATGATCATTAAATGTTTCAACTGTTACTTCAGATGTTCCGACTTGTGAAATCTCTTTTATAGAAACTGGATTAAAAAACTTTCTATTCTCTAAGGCTACTTGACCATCTCTAAAAATAAATAATCGGTTAAATGCCTGAAGCATATCTGCATTTTCTAATACCGCTTCATTTTCAGGAAACATCATTGTGAATGTTTCTTGAGTTGATAAGTTTAAAACAAGTGCAGTTAAATTTGTAGATACTATTAAGTATTCTCCACCTGTTGCTACATTCGGATCACTGTATTCTGTTCCGGCACGAACTCCGGTTACGGATCCCTCTTCCATAAATGACTGACCAACTATGGCTGTAAACTTATTAGAACTTGTAACTTCATTAATAGGATCAAACGATAATGTAAATGGAGTAACTAATCCTGAATTAGGGGGGAATGTATAGAATCCAGTTGTACCAGTTATACCTGACTCAAACTTAAATCTATTCAAACCAGTTACCTCTGTAATAGTATAGCTACCATTTATATCCGGAAAGGTTAATCGAAATACTCCGCTTAAAGCAACCACGTCTCCAACGGAAAATCCATGATCAGTTAGTTTGACAGTTACAAGACCAGTGTTAGTAATGTCAACTGATTCCATAATTCTAGGCAATATGGAAACTGTTGAATTAGGATCAATGGTAACAAACTCTGATTGAACAGGAAGTCTAAAGGTTTCGGCTCCTGCGGCAAAGGGTGCATTTAAAACATTAATGCCTTTACGTAGTTGCCATTCACCATTTAAATCAAGGCGACCATTCTTTGATTCTGCTAAAGTGCCCGGCTGTAATTGATCCGGACGTAAACGATTGTTAAACCCTGAGAATGATACCTCAAGGTCTTCTTTCATTACATCGTCCTCACGAGCATACGATCTATATCTTCCCGGCATTAGCAGTTCCAAGCACGGCGACTCCAGTAGTTAGCCGATAGTTTATTTGATTTACCTTTTATCCCTCCGCTTCGTGCACAATAGCTTTTCTTCCGGGCAGGACGGTTCTTCTTGATTGTCATATTGGCATCACCAAAACGAACTATCTTTTCTCTACCACCTTGACAGGCTTTTACTACAAACTTTTTTCCGCCTTGTACATCTCTTCGAGGTACATTGCATTTCATTTTCTTTTTATCTATTGCCACTTCTTACCTTTGCTTTAGGGGTGTTACTTACAAATTGTTTTCCTTTGGCTCCTGCTTGTTTTTTCTTTCTTGCTGTTGCCGCACGTTCTGACTTCGAGAGACTGAGAGCCTTTCTCTTAGGGAGGCAACGGTCAGGGTTGCTCTTATTCTTAGACGTTCCGCAAGGTCCTTTGATTGAACCATCGATGCCAATCCTAACCCATTCTTGTTCTCGCCATTTTTTAAGCTCACCCATTATTTTTTCTTTTTCTTTTTACCCTTAGCATAGTTAGGGTCCTTGCAATACTTACTAGCCGCCATATTAGCATAAGCACTAGGGTACTTATCGAAAGTCCTACGTGCCCAAGCAATACCTTTGGGGCATATTTTATTTCCCTTTGCCACGACCTTTTTTTCTTTTGCCGGTCATTTCACCGCATGATCCTTTTTCGTAGTTCATTATTTACCTTTCTTTTTATTATGTGATTTACCATCGCACACCGGCATAGTCTTCGACATACCGCACGTACAAACTTTATGAGAATTAATTATCTTTCTACCCATTATCTTACTTGTGATGAACCAAAGTAAAAACCAACAATAGCTAATGCTGTTTGTCTAACTTCAGGTAGGATTACAAAACCTTGTATGGTTTCCCATTTAGAGCCTCCCAGTATGCCTAGAAAGCCCGACCATTCTGTTTGAATACTAACACCCACGTTAGTGAATGCAAAGATGAATGGGGCTATTATTATTGCAAATACAACGGAAGCTGTCAGGAGTCTGCGAACCCAAACACCACCACGGGCAGATGCTTTGTCAGCAGATAGGTCTGCAACATTCTGTCTTTGGATCATTGCTTCGAGAGCACGACCTTGAGCTTCGGCTTGAGCGGCTATAAGTTTCATGATAAATCCTGAAACACCACCACCTAGCATTGCCAACAGTTCCATTGTCATTTCTTAAGTCCTTTCAATATTTTCATAATTGATAATACCATATATCCAAAGGTGGCTAAACCAACCATTATGCTAATAATTGTATTAATTTCCTGTAATCCTAGAGTAGCTATAAATCCTCCTGTTCCTATTGTTGACCTGTAAATAATGTCTTCCATGATTAAGATAAAGCGGGTAAGTTAACGGTCCATCCGGCGGCTACAAGAGTGTCTCTATCTGCCAATCCTGCGGCTGTTGGATAACCATTAGTTCCACTGAGATCGATTGTGATCGGGTTGGTTGTTGTTATACTTGCAAATGCATTTAAAATTTTATCTACACCTTCGGTAGATATTTGGCAATTACTTGCAAAAAACTTAGATAAAGCCGGTGCTACAGCAAAGTCTGAATCAACAGTTAGTTGATTTTTAAATCCTCGTTGCCATGCATCTCCGGCACCCACGTGATAAAATTCCAAGTTAGGATTTACATCTAGTCGTCTAATCCTTCCGGTTAACATAACCTTTGGATAGATTCTTGAATAAGTATTACCATCCTCTTGGTTATACACTAAGAAAGATTCCAGTAAAGATTTACCAGTAGTATCCGGCAACTCTCCACTAAATCTATTGTTTTGTACTTGATACTTTCTAGATGATAACTTAGGTAATGGACCAGTGAACTTATTATTCTTAATAAACAAATTACTATAACCAGTATGAAGTATATCAATAGGTCCCGGTATTTGACAGTTCTCTAAATTAATAGTGGTTCCAGTCCCGGAACGTCCAAGAGTTCCTCCCGGTATTGGTTTGTCAAAAATAACATCCTTTAATTTAAGGGTACTACTAGTTTTTATCAAGGCATCCCAAAAGAACTCATAGCTTACATCAGGTGCAAAGTTACTTAAATCAAACCCAAAAGACCAACGACCATTTACTGTACCACCCGCAGTATAAACACCATATACTATATCATCAGGTGTGGTGTTATTGTACGTCTTGGTAAAGACTCCACTTGAAGTGGATGTACTACTTCCATCTCCCCAATAAACTGTGGGTTGATTTCCCCCTGCATTAAAGGTAAGTGTATATGAAGTATTTCCCGGAATAGTTACAGCAACAAGTGGTCGGCGAAAGGAATCCGGTGTAGGCAAATCGCCTACGTCAACAGATGTAGCACCAATATCTTCAAAGGCACTTCCTGTTCCACCAAAGGCTTTGTCTTCAAAACCGCCTAGTAAACTGAAATGATCTTCTACCATTAAGATGCCATCTCAGTTGCATAAATCACGGCAGTGCCGGATGCAGAAATAAACTGTGCGACTTCTGCCGCTTGTTTGCTGAGTGAATACGAACGTCCGGCATACAGCTTGTGACCATTGGCTGAACTTGGTACAGATGTATCCAATGTCATGAACACATCATTTGATTGAACGTCAAATGAAATGACACGAGTTGTTGGATCAAATGCTCCAAATTCTGCAACAGTTGTTGTATCCGGTGACAGACGTTGCGAAGTGGCACCCTGTGTGGGTACAAGATATAGATTTGTAACGTATGAGTTAGGCATTGTTATCGGGATTGAGTTGAGACATAAGTAGTAAACTTACGTCTAATTGAATTATTATTTGAGATTATATCAAGTTTTTCTAGTTCAGTAGCTAAGTAAGTGGATGCTTTACTTTCTTCATCCATAGCCTTACTTGTTTGACCATCCATACGAAGGAAGTCGGCATAAGTGGCATGAGCACTGAAGTAAAAAAACTCTTGAGGAATATCTTCTGATTCCTTAGTAAAATCAACAAACTCTTTTTTGTATGTAACATAAACAGAGCTATCAGTTGTGCTACCAAGATTCATTACATGAGCACCATTGGAATCAACATAAAAGTTGTATTCCATTGTTCCAGTATTTAAGAATGGTTGATCACGATGAATACGTTGGAACTCGGATATTTTATCTTTACCAGTTTGAGTAAACGGAACTACCTGATCGGATCCGATAGTTCTTTCTTCACCTACAACAATATAAGGTGTCCACATTTGTGATGCACTGTATGCCTCATAAAGTCTGCGGTTTGCTAAACGTAGTATATCATTTTCCTCATCAGATGTAAAAGAATCTACACCTGCTAAGGATCTAACTAATTCAAAAAGATCTGAGTATTTTTTTGCCATTAAGCCTTATTTGGACTTAGGTCCGGATATTCCTTATTAAAATATTTTAAAAATTCTTTGCTGTGAACTTCTTCGGTTCCATATGCTTGAACCAAACGGAAGTAATCACGAGCCGGTATTGTGGCAATGCATTTGCCAAGAACTGGGTGAGTCTTACCCACATTCGTTTGTGCTTCTTTTCTCGCTACATCTACACGGGTAGATTCAGTAGCTTGTTCGTCAACAAGATAATCCTTAAGATAATCCTGCATATCTGTGTTTATTTCTGTCATGGTAAAAAGGAAGCTCCCTGCCCCATTTGGGGCAAGGAGACTTCGAGAATAATTAGTCGATCTGAGTGATCTTACCGTGGGCTTGTGGGTGATAAACACCAAGTCCAAGAACACAGTCAACGTAACCACGTTCACCACCACCTTGGTTAGGTAAGCGAGTTGAACCCATTGGGATCAATTCGTGAATACCATAATACTCAGGGTTAACCAAGTATCCAGTAGCAGTTGTAGTAGTACCGGTAGAAGCAGGCATACAAGAAGGATTACCATTGATAATGCTCACGATACCGTGATCACTTTGATAAAGCTCAACAGACAATTTGATTGTGGAAGAACCACCGTCATAATTAACTGAACGAACTGAGTCAGAAAGAAGTCCACCAACACGAGCGAAGTCAGAAATCTTACGGCGAAGACCGGTGTCAGCGACAAGAGTCAAGCTATCTACATTACCAGTTTGGCGGTAAATGCTTGAGATCATATCATTGAACTTAGCTTCATCGAATCCAGTTGTAGCATAGATGCTATCACTTGGAGTTTCGAATCCAGTAGGAACAAGACCTGCGGCAGGAGAGTCATCGATAAATGCACCAAGACCGGCAGTAAGATAGGCATCGGAGCCGCTACCAACTTGTTTGTCTTGAGCACCTGCAAGAGTCTTTTCGATGTCACGTTTAAGTTCACGAATTGACTTAGCTTCAGCTTGAGCGAGTTTAGCAGGACCAACAGAATCAGTAGCCTCTTGGAGGTCAGATACCATGTAGTCACGGCGGAACTTCTGAACATAGTTAGAAGTACGTTCACGAGCGGCGAATGCATCAGTGAATGTTGAAACGTCTTCACCTTCTTTGATACCTGTTGAATCAGGAGCATCGAGTTTGTCAAGAGTCCACTCAAAGAGTACGTTGCTTGCTTTTTTACGAGAGCCACCTGAAAGAATAGGAGTTTCCTCAGGAGCTAGAATAGACAGGATGTCGGTCAAGTCTTCACGATTGGAAGAAGCCGATCCCGGTAGAGTTGTATATGTATTTGAAAAAGACATTGTTAATATAAAAAATTATTGATTTGATAATTGAAGGGTTCTTAAACGAATAAAATCATTTTGATTACCGCTATCACGGAATTGTTGAGCTACTTGTTTGATGCTTTGAGCCTTCTTAGATGTAGAACGATCAGATACCGATGACGATGGAATGCCGCTTTTAGGTGGACTCATGGATCCAACTGGCTTCCTTGCATACAAACTATTTGCCGCATGAGCAATTAGGTATGGTATTTGTGCGGAAACTTCCGGTAAAGCTGATTCAAGTTTTTGCAAACGTGGATCTTGTAACATAGCCTGATACTTTTGATTGACTTCATTTTCTTCGTCACCTAACCACGTTAATTCTTTTCGGGCTTGTTCAGCGAATGCACTCTTAAGTTGCACTGACTGAGCTTGCTCTTGTAATTGACGTAGTCGATCAGGTAAGTAGCTATCCTTTGTTTTACGTGCATTACGTAAAGTTTGGCGGATCTGAGCTTTAGTAAGCTCTTGACCGTTTACTTCTGTAACAACGTCTTCGGGTCCGTATCCATCGCTATTAAATATAAGATCTTCAGCCCATTCGATAACATTATCCATTTCTTCTGATTTAGATTGCAGTTCTTCAACTGAGTTTAAATCATTGAAGGGATTGTCTTCAATTGGTTTTTTGGCTTTTAATGGATCTTCACTTTGCATCTCTGACTTTAATCGTGCAAGCTCTTCTTCGGCTTGTTTACGTTTAGCAGTCAGTTCTCCAAATCTAGCAACGGCACGGCTACCTAACTTTTCAGCTAGTTCTCGCAATTCGTCTTCGGACATATCGTCCATATTCATCTGTGAAAGAACATCATCAGCAGATTCTTCTGTGGTTTCTTCAACCTCTTCTGTTTCTGCCTCAACAACTGGGGCTTCCTCTTCAACTGCTTTGGGAGTTACTTGCTCTGTTTCTTGAGTAGCAACTTCTTCTTCAGTTGGGATTCCTCCCAAGCGAGCTTGAGCGAACTCAGCTACACTGATATTATTACTGTCCACTGAACTTACGGCTTCAGCGATCTCCGGATTTGATTCGTCTGTCATAATTATCCACTCCTTAACGGCGAGCGATGCCGATGGTTTGTATTATATCACACTTAGTTACTATGTTTTGACATAAGTAAATCATAGTTAACCATGTGTAAAATTTGATCATATGACAACAGCCTACCACTAATCTGTTGTATATTGTCTGAGTTAGCGAGATGCAGTTCTTCTATGCATTCTTCCCTCATTTGAAATACTAGGCTCATAAAGCGAGCAAAGGCTTCGTATTGAGAAAGAGTCTCAATATCGTCTTGTAAGTTAATAGCTTGATTGATTTGCATTTTGTGTGTTGATGTTGCCGACTTCTGCCGGTGCTGTTCCTATACGTCCGATCTGTGCATTCTCTGCTTGTTGCATTTGGAATGTGTACTGACCTACATATTTTTGCAAGCGGTCAGCGAACATTTGATCTTGCTCAAGTCGAGCCGCAATGTCAGGCTGTTGAGAATATTGCTGAACTAACTGGATTGCTGTCTGTCCACCGTTTGATCGAGCCGGCATCTCAATGCCTGAGAAAATCTTTGCGAGGTCATCAGTTACACCACGAATGATTTCATCCTGTGCAACTTGTGGGGATTGTAGTATGCCGTCCGCAAGAACTGGATCAATTGAAGATGCAATTGCTGTAAGCAAGTTATCTACATTCATGAGTCCATTGCGATCATATTGAAGCATACCCAACATACCTTGTAACTTCTGAGCTTGTGCTTCCGGATCCGTAGTTAAGACATCGTAGTTAATCATGATGTCAAAGTTTTCATTTGGATTACCTTTGTTCATTTGAACTGATTCAGGTACACCGGTTACACGGAAGAAAATACTTTCGGGTCCAAATCTTTGGTAGCATTTAAAAGCCATGCGAAGAACCTTAGCGGAATGTTGTAAGAACTTATCAACTAAAAATTGTTTTCTGATCTGACTAATCTGACTAGTTTCATCTAATCCAGTAAGCCTATCAGCCTGTGCTTGTTGTGTTTGCTCCATCTCAATGGAACCGGTGGGCGGAGGAGGTGTAGGTGCAAAGTCGATATCACCTTTCCTGCGATAAGGAATGTATCGACCCGGACCCCAATCTGTTGGTGCCTGACCAACTGGGTGAAGAACCGGAGGCATTGTTGCAATACTATTGCGATCAATCCTAGAATCACGTTCTATTTTAATTTGGTTTTGAATACCACGTAAGATCTGAGGGAATGTCATCGTATCATACATACGTTTGGAATCCTCTGATAAACGTGTTACTACAACCGGATAATCTTCATATCCATTAAGTAATTCAAACTTTGCATAAGCAGGGACATCACCGTCACCACTAAATTCTCTATGGAAGACTGTGCAATAAATACCTTGTGCTCCATCTTCCGGATCTACTAGACGTTGATAACCATATACAATTTCGATTAGTTCGTCTTCTTGATCAGTGTCATCACTAAAGATCATGCTACGGCGATCATCACGATCACGATCAACCATCTCATCCATTGTTCCACGATACTTATCAATAACGTAACGAACAAAGTCAGCATCCCATCCATCTGTAATAACTTTATTTTCTAATTCTTGTGCAGTATAAGATGTTCTCCAAAAACAATAAGGTGCACGTTGTGGATCAGTAACATAACTTGGGAAAAAGAAATCTCCATCAGGGGCTAATGTTTTAATTTCAGGTGCATCAACTAGACGGCGGATCAAAGGTAAAACTGTTTCGCCATTACTTCTTAATTCTTTAATAGCTTTCTTTGCTGTTTTGATCGTAATCCCATCGAATGTAGTCTCAATAAGAGCGGCTATTTCATCATCATTGGTTCCTTCAAGTATTGCTCGATAGATTTCGGGATTCATTTGTCCAACCTGATCCATCGTTACTGTTTGTTTAAATCGGGTATCTTCTCGATTCCAACCTATATATGTAACCATTAGTCCACGTTCTAGCATATAGTTTGCACCAAGTTCCATTTCTTCTTTGAAACGGTTGATGTATCCACTGGACACCATCCAACGTAGAAAGTTTGAAACAACCTTTGCTCTACCAATATCCTGAATCTCAACGGGAAATGCCCGGATGTTAGCACGATTCAATGATGACATAAATAAAGATACTAACCTTGTAATTCTTTCATCAATAGTATGAGCTTCCATGTCAGATGCTCCGTCCCACGGAAATGCATCGGCTCCATGTTTTCTTAGGTCACGTGATTTACCATTCCAAAAGTTGCGGCGATCATCGTAAGATGTACGGCACACATCAAAGTATGGTTCAAGGTCAATCACCGTTTGATCATAAGCACGGCGAAGTGCATTGACGTTAGGCTCCTCGCCTACATACGTCAAGGATTCGAAAATATCATCGTTCTGCATTTAGTTTTTTTCTTACGGTTATGATTACCTGATGGACGTAACCTTTATTGACCCCGATTTTATCACATAAATCTAAAGGTTTTATAGGTAGATTTTCTTGGTTGTTACAATACCTTTGTAGTATCTCCCATCCAAGCAATCTGTCAATCTGATTATTTATAAAGTCCGGATCAAGGGTTAAATCTTGTTGGGACGTATCTGAAGCTAGATCCTGTTGCATCGGTAATTTGTTCTATCTTTATATTTTTACCCTTTAACTTTCCTCTAAACCTACGTGCTACAACAACTGGAACTTTTTTATTTAGTTCCTTAATGTGTGCATATACATAGTTAGGGTTAGGGGCATCATGGGTTACATGACCTATGTAGTAGTCAGGTATTAGTTCAGGGACTTCCATCTTGTCTTTAATAATGTCAACTGCATCTTCAGTTAACCAAGTGTTTTTCCCTTTTCCTGTAACTTGATCTTTTGAAACGTGTTCTTCAATCAAGGTAGAAACAGTTAAGTAATCTGTTCCTAGTTCTTCAGCTAATGCTGTTGCTTTTATTTTAGCCATTTAATATCCTCCTGTTGCTTTCTGTGTTACCTTCATTTCTTTGTTGGTAATATGATCAGGACCTTCGCCCCGGTTAGCCATACGTAAATAACGGATTACATCAAAGAAGTCCTTCAATGGTTCGTCTGCTTTTCCGTTGGCATTATAATTAATTAAACTGTCAATAAGGTTTCCGCATCGTTCGTGAATAAAACAACGTGGTTTATTTATTTCATCAACTGGCATATTGGGATTGTAACTAAACCATTCGTCCAGTGCACTGATACCCATATCTTCCGTTCTTCCGTCTGATGGAACAAATGATATGCCATGATCGTAAAACATAGTAAATAGGTCATCATTGTTTTCGTTTTCCCGGGCAAAGTATCTCGAGTCACCTATTCTTTCAAAGACTTCTACATCATGGGACTCTTCTATACCTAGAAATAAATCCGTATAACCCTGTACATCGTAGCCAATTTTCTTAGATGCGGGTCCACGTTTCCACTTTGGATCCCCAAATATAGCCCATTCACCATAAGTATCCCGGTCAGGAAACTCATCAAAGATATATACTTCATCTTTATTATTAACTGCCGCCCATATAGCTACACTATTCCGGGCACCTGCCGGATCCATAACCATATATATTGTGTAGTCATCGTCATTAATATCCGGGAACTTCATACCATATTTGTTTGGTATATCTCCCAGTACATTGACCTCAGTAGAAAACAATGGTAGCAATGAAGTCATTGACTTAACTGGTACACCATAAGCACGAACTAGTATTTCTTCTTCGGGTCGTCCACTTAGATCTTTACTTAAACGTTCGTAACCACCAAAAGGATTTTCATCTGAGTGTAGATAAACAATACCGGCATCCCGGTTTGGACTATACTGCTTAATTGGTAATTGACGATCCTTTAATAACTTGGCACCACGTGTTTCTTTTGTTTCAGCATTTGAACAATACTCACTAATGAATGGTGTGAATCCATCAATCGGTGTGAATCCAATTAATAACTGTGAATTAAATGTAGCTAAACGAAATCGTAATGTATTAACAAGAGCCGCATCACCAAGATACTCATCAAGCCATGCACCTATATTAAGATTATCCGGCTTCGATGGAAACCCGAACTGCATACCTTCAAGAATAGTTTGGTTATTTGAGAACTGTGTATAGGTCTTGAAGTCAACCCGGGTTCGTGTATCCGGAAAAATAAACGAACTTCCAGTAAATCCATTTTGCATAGAGAAGTTAATGTATCCTTCCGTGCTCTTGGTTTTCTTCCTGAACTCCTTGGGCATCATCTCCCACATGGCGGCTTGTTGAACTTTAACAGATGTATCAGCATTCTGTGAAAAACAAACAATGTGACCATCCATGTTTTCCATTACTGATTGCATTACTATCTTTGCACAACCAGTAGTCTTTCCGGATCTATTACCACCAAGTGTTAGTACCTCATTGTATTCATTGAGTCCTTCTTTGATTCTATCCCATCCGGGTAAATCAAATCCATAGCGGACCGGATCGTTAAGTGCCGCTTCAATACGACCCTCATGTGCCCGGTGTAATTCTTCCAATAACTTAGGATCCTTCTTTGCTAATAGAAGAATCTCTTCATCGCCGGGTGGCTGAAGTATTGGATGCGGTGTAAATTCAATCATACCTCTTTGCCATTGATACGAACTTTGAATGGACGTTTCTTTGGTTTTTTACTCCAGTCAATTTCATCATGACGTTTACTATGCAGTTCATGATTGTGACCTTTACGTAATGCTGATCCTTTTCCCATTATTCTTCCTCCTCATCTTCGACCCAGTCTAAATCGAACTCATCGACTTCTAGGTCATCTTTAACTTCCCTCATCAGCATTTTGCCAATAGGTAAATTTGTATAATCATAAAATAAAAAACCATCATCATCCATAACAATAAACATATAGTTTGGGAAGTGTTCGCCTAGATTGCATCGAACTCTTTCAAATACCTCTTCGTTATGTTCTGAATTAATTGACATCTATTACATCCGCTTCCTTTAGTTGCTTCAGCCTTTCTTCCGCCGCCTTAGCTGTTGCTTCATAATCTTCCTGTGTATATACTTTTCTATCCTCAGTTATATTAGTAGCTTCACCCCGGGCGGTCAGGGCTTCACGTGCGGCATTAGCTTTTGCTATTGAAAGTTCTTTAAGATCCCGGAACGTAGCTTCCAGTTCCCCGGATTCTAATCTGCCCCGGACTACTTCAATTAAGTCTTCCTCTAAGCTCGACATATCTAAATAATTCTTGGCGGCTATCTTCCCGGACAATTCCCGGAACTTACCTATGTGGTCTGCATAGTCCGTAAGCACTGAGATGACAGTATGTCTATCGAAGCCATACTTCTTAACTAGCCGGGTCTGACTGGATCCAGTAGCATACAGATACAATAACTTAGCAACCCTCTCAGGAGCAAACCGGCTTAAGCTATTTAACTTACCTAGCTCCTTTTGTTCGGCTACCTCCTGTATTGAGTCCGTAATCTCCTGCATTAATTCTTCTTTTTCCTCCATCTTATTTTGATTATTTTATAATAGCACTTCAATGTCAAGCAAAATCTATGGTACAATACACCTGTGGTACATAAGAAACCTTTCTGCCGTAGGCAAGAAAGGGTAATGAAGGTTAAGAGACATCCATAAGTATCACTTGATCCATAGCTTGTCAAGTCATAATCCCCTATGAGTGAGATATTTTTTTAAAGCGATGTTTATGTATATAGAGAGATAGCGACAGAAAAGTTTTGACCCCCGCCCCCCTGTTGAGACTGAGTCTCAATATCATTAAGGCTTATTGAGATTGAGTCGCAGTATCAGTGATCCCCTAAAAATTCGGGTCTGCTCGGGTCTGAATTGTTCCACGTGGAACATTTTTCTTTTCCTCATAAAGAAAGCATTTCAGGGGGTGAAAATAGGGTGAATGGTAGATGAGATCGAGTCTCAATAACTATGCAATTTTATGCAACAAAAAAGGTCGATTTTGGCTGTATGGCT